ATATTTCGTTCAAATAAGAGATTTAAGATAGTTGCAGCAGGTAGAAGGTTTGGAAAGTCATACCTATCTGCTTGGTTGTTGTTAATCAACGCAATACAATCTGAATCAAAAGATGTATTCTATATCGCCCCCACCTTTCAACAAGCTAAAGACATTATGTGGTCTATGCTAAAAGAGTTGGGTAAAGACTTAATACTACAAGCATATGAGAATACTGCTGTATTAACATTAATTAATGGAAGAAAGATTTATTTAAAGGGAAGTGATAGACCAGAAACCTTACGAGGTGTTGGACTTTCATATGTTGTGCTGGATGAATATGCTTCTATGAAGCCTGTTGTTTGGGAACAGATAATAAGACCAACTTTGGCAGATGTAAAGGGTAGAGCACTCTTTATTGGTACTCCAGCAGGAAAGAATCACTTTTTTGACTTATATAATGACGCACAAGATGATGACGATTGGGAAGCATTTCAATTTACTTCAATTGATAATCCCTTCTTACCGCCAGAAGAGATACAAGCTGCCAGTAAGTCTATGTCGTCTATGTCCTTTAGACAAGAGTTTGAAGCGTCATTTGAAACATTTAGTGGTGGTATATTTAAAGAGGAATGGTTTAAGGTAGATGAAGAACCAGAGGAGGGTAGCTATGTTATAGCTGTAGACCCTGCTGGTTATGAGGATAGTGAGAAAGAAAGAAACTTAAAGCGTTCCAGATTAGATGAAACTGCAATATCAATAGTTAAAATAGACCGAGATAAGTGGTGGGTCAAGGATATTCTACATGGAAGGTGGAATATTAAAGAAACTGCCAAAAAAATCTTAATGTCGGCTATAAATGTAGAATCAAGTACAGTAGGTATCGAAACTGGTTCGTTGCGTAACGCCATCTTACCTTATTTGGAAGATGAAATGAGAACTAACAACCAATGGCTGTCTATTGTAGAGTTACGACATGGTGGTAAAAAGAAGATAGATAGAATCACTTGGTCGTTACAAGGCAGAATGGAACATGGTCAGATAACTTTCAATGAAGATAAAGATTGGAAGCATTTTAAGAATCAGATGATGGATTTTCCTAATAAATTAGCACACGATGACTGTTTGGACAGTCTTTCCTACATTGACCAAGTAAGTGTGGCAGATTTTGCACACACAATTGAATTAGAAGAAGAATGGAGTCCTATAGATAATGTTGCTGGATATTGATGATTTAAACCCTAAAGATTATGATGATGTTGTAGAGTATAGTCAAGACGAATCAAACATAGCACTAAGGTATATAGCAGCTTGTTCTATTATTGCTAACCTAGCTAATGATTTAGACCCCGACTTACTCCCCAATGATGAAAATGTAGACCTATCTATATGCAAAATGCTTATGGATGGTGCTATTGAGATAGAACCACTAAGTAAAAGTATACATTAATACAAATGAGAATGATTATCAATTGCATTTAGATTGGTAGTGTGTTATAATCGCCCCAATTTCTGGAGAATAAATTTTTATGCTTGACAAGAAGGAACAACAATACCAAGCGTTAGCTAGTTGGTTAAACTATAGACTGGAAAGCTGGAGAACACACAGAGAAATTAATTATACTGCCAAGTGGGATGAGTATTATCGTCTATGGCGTGGTATATGGGAATCATCAGACCGAACAAGGACAGCAGAACGCTCAAGAATTATAGCCCCAGCCCTACAACAAGCAATTGAGTCATCAGTAGCCGAACTAGAAGAAGCAACATTTGGTAGAGGCAAGTGGTTTGACATTCAAGATGATATGCTTGACCAAGATAATAGCGAAGCTGAGTATATCCGTAATCTATTACAAGAAGATTTGGAAAAGACTGGTGTAAAAGACGCTCTAGCAGAGGTATTTCTTAATGGTGCTATCTATGGAACAGGTGTTGCAAAGATTGTTGTCAACCAAACAGTAGAAAGAGCACCTTCAGAAGAACCTGTTGAGGGTTCAATGACTGGAATGAGGGGTATTACAGAGTATGCGTCTATTGATGTTAAAGTAGAACCCATATCTCCAAAAGAATTTCTTATTGACCCTGCTGCTAACTCAATAAATGAGGCATTGGGTGTCGCCCACGAAGTAATCAAGCCTAGATACCATGTAGTACAAGGAATTGCATCTGGTGTTTACCGAGATGTACCCCTTGATGGTGATTATGATACAGTTAAAATGGGCTTTGACTCAGAAACACGACAGGCTGATGAGTCTGACTCAGTTAAGATTACAGAATATTGGGGCTTAGTACCCAAACGATTCCTTAAAGCTAAAGCTGACAAGGATGACTTTGAATATACAAAGAAAGATGAATTAGTAGAGGCAGTAGTAACTATATGTAATGATGAATACATCTTGCGTGTAGAAGAAAACGCCTTTATGATGGTAGATAGACCATTTATTTCCTATCAACACGACATTGTACCAAATAAATTCTGGGGTAGGGGGGTCGCTGAAAAGGGATATAACCCACAGAAGGCTTTAGACGCTGAAATGAGAGCAAGGATTGACTCATTGGCTATGACTACTACTCCAATGATGGCTGCTGACGCTACAAGACTACCTCGTGGAACTAAATTTGAGATTCGTACAGGTAAAACTGTACTTACTAATGGTAATCCTAGAGATGCAATCATGCCTTTAGACATGGGGCAAACAGACCCATCAACATTTAATCAAGTAGCTAGTTTACAGAACATGATTCAAATGGGAACAGGTAGTGCTGACATGGGTTCTGGTGGAGATACAGCTAGTGGCATGAGTATGATGCAATCTGCATCTATTAAACGCCAAAAGCGTACTTTAATGAACTTCCAAAACACATTTCTTATCCCAATGATTAATAAATGTATGTGGCGTAAGATACAATTTGATGTAGATAGATACCCTGTTAGTGATTATAAGTTTGTACCTTATTCTACTATGGGTATTATGGCTAAAG